AGGCTAATATCTTGGCTATTTTTCATTATTTTTATAAGAAAAATATGATATTTTAGCCAACATCTTGACTATAGTTTCGAGTTATAATTTATTTAAGTATTACAATGTATCATTATAAAACAAAAATGGCACTTGTCAAGCCATTGATAGGAGGTAATCTAATGGGAAAGGACGAAATGAACAGCAAGAGCAACAAAACATGGACTGATACTTATGAAAACGAAATCAAGCGGATGATAAAAGGCATCCGTGACCCTCGCCTAATGCGGTACATCTATCTTGTGGTAAAAGATGCTATCAGCGAAAATATTGACAGATAGCAAACATATGTTCTATAATGTAGGTAATCGCTACTGGGATGACGTGTCGGGGTATTGGAGGGATTTATGTGGACGAAGAAAAACGCAAAGAAGAACTTGTTAAAATGATAGAAAGCATAAAAGATGCAGATACAATCAAGTATCTGCATACATTCATAAAAACTTTTTTGGAAGAGTGGGGTTAATCCTCGCTCTTTCTTTTTAACATTGAATCGACCATATCAATAATAATTTTTCTGTCTCTTTCGGTTAGAAGAGCCATCTTTTTTAGAAGTTTAGCGTCTTGCTCTGCTAAACTTTCTGGCGGTGCGTCCATTTTTTTCATTGGTACATCAAACCCCATAAGCCATAACGGCTCAACTTTTAGCACCTTTGCCATTTTCCCACTACTTATGTTCGATGGCGCATGCATACCGCTTAAATATTGGCTGATAGAAGCTTTTGAGACTTCACTTTTCTCGGCTAATTCCTGTGGTATCATATTATTGTTATCCAAGGCTTTTTTTAGTCGTTTCGCTGTGATTTCATTCTTCATTTGTATACCTCCTTTCTTCTATATGGTAACATAACAAAGTTAAACTTTCAACACTAAAAGTTTAATTATTTTAAACTAAAGTGTTGACAAAATAGTTAAATGGCGTTAAACTATAGTCAGAAACAAACGAAAGGAGGAAAACAAATGCCTTACACTTATAACAAACTTAGAGGTAGAATTATTGAAAAATATGGTTCGCAGTCAGCTTTTGCCGATGAAATCGGAAGAAGCCAAGTATCTGTATCAAGAAAGTTGCAGTGTAAATCCGAATTTTCACAAGAAGATATGAACACATGGGCGAGATTCCTTGACATTGGGTTAAGTGAATATGGGGTATATTTTTTTACCTAAAAGTTTAACATCGTTAAACTGTGATTTGGTATTAGGAGGTAAAAACTGAATACAGGAGGTGATAGCGTGGAATACAGTCCGTTAGGCAATGGAAAGCCAATATCCCAGAGAACACACGACAACTGTGTAGAAACTACTTTCGAAAGAACGAACGGATTAAAGTCGGAATACGAGATTTACGTAAACTGGATGAATCCGAATCAGTTAGCAGAAGTTTCATTTCAGTTGCCTTTCCACGATTGGCAGAGACTTGAAAAGTCTGAGGTTTGGAAAAATCTGGATGAATTTCTGACGGGAGTTCAAATCGAATATATTCCGAAGTACCACCGAGCCCCACCAATTGTAGCGGAAAAGGTTGTGTATAGAAGTCTGTTAGGTTTTTTAATCGCATTCGTTCGTGATAAATTGACTCGCCAATAGCACGCTCTTTTGAGCATGAGTAATGGACACCATCATACAAGTAAGAGATATTCACGATTGATATAGCGATTCTGGAATGATTGATGATTTCGAAGTGAACGATCAGTTCATTATCATCTTTCAGCTTGAAGCCGATAGGAATAAATTCTATCTTTCTCCGAGATTGAAACAAGTTCCATGCGGTTCCGACAGCACCGAAAACTGCGATAGCAAAAGTTACATTTTCTCTTGTGAATAATTCTTGCATGAAATTAAAAATTGCGTGCATTATAAAACCTCTTTTCTTTAGCATTTGAAAAATTATAACACAAAAAGGGGTGATAACAAAGATGATAACTGCATCGGTTATTTGCGCGGTATACGGGATAACTGCATTGATTGTGGCGTTTATCGTAACAGAAATCGAAAAACCGTTCTGGTTGTTCTTGAGAGTGCCATATTTGACTTGCAGTTCACAGATGTCAATAAATCTGGCAATGGCATTACTTCTGTTTTACTACATTGGACAAGTCAATGCATAACATAAATTGAATACAGGGAGGTGACAACATGGAACAGGACAAACTTTTAAAAGTAGATAACACCATTGAAAAACTGTGTAACTTTTTGCAGAAAGAAACAGAACGTGTTGCATCTATTTATGAAAGTCAGGAATTGGCCGAAATGACAAAAGCTCTGGCTGAGCTGATGTCTGCCAGAGCAAAGTTTAATTAGTTTTCCTTTTCACTTTTCTGAATTACTCGGCAGGCAGTGCCTGTATAAACAGTATAGGAGAATCCAGAAGAAAAGACAACATGCAATGGAAGAGCCAAGAGTTGAGAGGCTATGGAGCTGAAATGTTAAGCACTGAATGTAACTGAGATGGAAGCGAATGGCAGGGATGTGAAAAGAAATGATATGGCTTTGTGACGCTTAGCACGGATAAGAAAAGTAGCAGATCAGCATGAACAGACACGAAAAGATAAGGAATTGAAGAGAGAAGCTCTGAAACGGAATAGCATGGAATAGCCTTGAAAAGGAAAGGCGATGCTTTGAATCGGAAAAGCTGAGCACAGTTTCGACAAGAAAAGGAAGAGCGTAGAGTAGCAAAGCAACCAAAACAAATTGAAAAGGAGAAAACAGTATCATGAAAGAACTGAAAGTAAGAATTACGTTCACTGAGGAAGTATTAGGTTCTCAGTGTGCGGATAAGGAGATTCACCGGACTTATATCGCATCAAAGGCACCGGATGCACCGTCCCGTGAGGACGAAGTAGCAACATTGGGTGTAGATGCAGTAGAAGAGAAATCAATGACGATTTTCCACAAATACGAAGACGGAAAGCCGTTCGTATATGACTACCAGGTAAAAGGAATGTTCAAAGATTCTTGTGGAATGCTTCGCAAAGTCAAGGGTAGTGAATCATCAAAAATAAAAGCGTACAAAAAGGAGATTGACGGTCTTATTTTTGTGAAAGAGCGCAAAATACCTCTGATTTTTGACGGGGATATGGGAACGTGTCAGAGACCGCTCCGGGCAAATACGCCACAGGGAGAAAGAATATCCCTTGCATGTTCAGAAACCGTTCCGGTTGGCACAACAATGGAATTTACCGTTCAGTGCATGGTAGACAGTCATGTAAAACTCATAAAAGAATGGTTTGACTACGGAGAATTGCGAGGATTTTCACAGTGGCGAAACTCAGGTAAAGGGCGCTATGTTTGGGACGAACTGGATAAAAACGGGAACATCATTGGCGGTAATAACTTACATAAAAAGGTGAAAAAAACAGGTGCGAAAGGCAGTAAAAAAGCCTAAAAATATTTATTTTTCAATGTATTCAAATTATTGTTGCGGTAAACGTGAAAATGGTAGTTGATTTTTGGTCAAATCGCAAGCCACTTAGCAAGCCACAACCCTTGAAAAATAAGGGGAAAACGGAAACTGGTCGCAAGCCAAATGACACTCAGATAACAATCAATTGACAAGCCAAAATTAAAGAAATTTTCAAAAAATCGAAAATTTTGACAAGCCAGTTGACAAGCAAATGACAAGCTAAAACCCTTGAAAAATAAGGCAAAACTGCTTGTCAAGTGAAAACGGTTAGCAAGCCACATAACAATCAATTAACAATCAATTCGCAAGCCAGTTGACAACAATAGAAGAATATAAAGAAGAATAAGAATAAAAAGAATATATATATATGTCAGACACAATCGGTCTGACGATAAAAGGGACATAAAAAGTGCCCCGCTGGTACCGACATACCAGACAGGGCGGTGTACCGCTAAAGAACACTTAGCGAATACAGGTTAATTATAACACATTCTCCTGTAATTCGCAAATCTGAGGAACAGGAGGAAAAGCACACATGACAATGGCAACAGAGATTATCCGTAAGCTGAAAAGAAAAATAATCTTTTGGCGTTGCTTATGGTTTGTCACATTCATCGCAATGCTGATACTTATGATCGGGTAGGAGGTAGAGAGCATGGAAGACAAGCTTAACTACTACAGAATAGCACTTGTGGTAACACTATACGCATTGGCGGTTATGATAGCCGGATGTGTATAAAAAAAAGAGTGCCGATGGATAAAATCCAATCAAGCACTCAGAAAAACATTCAAGAAAATTATTGACTTTTTGTGTCTACGATATTATAATTAAGTGTGTAAACAAAAAGTCGGAATAGAGGTGATGATTTGAGAACAGGCAGACCTAAAAAGCCTGATACTTTGAAAAAAACAACGACTATCCATATTAGAATGACAGCGGAAGAATATTCTTTACTGGAAAGATTATGTAAAGACCTACAAATGTCAAAAACTGCTGTTATTTTAAAAGGA